CTACGAATACTAATCAAAAGGACAATACGAAATGAAAAAAAACAAAAACTTTACCTACTCAATTTACACTGGCTCAAAATTAAAAAACAAAAAGAACGAAGGCGTAGAAGAACATTTTTAAAACTTTGGAAAATAAGACAAATAGCACAATTAAGATCCATGCTAAAAGTCGCATAACAAATAAATACTCACATGGCAACAACAAACGGAAACGGCGAAACTAGAAAGACACTAGCTCAACTTACAAAAGATGTAGTTAAGCAACAAACGTCTATTGAAGTTTTAAGAAACGAAGTAAAATCTGTTGCCAATGTGAATGTAAAACTAGATAATACCATAGACAAATTAACAGACATATCATCATCTATTAAATCAATGTTAGCTGTACATGAGGAAAAATTATCTAAAAATGAAGATATAGATAAGGCTATATTTTCTTTACTTGAAAATAGAAGAAAAGAGAGTGATAATAAATTTGAAGATATACACTCCAGATTGAACAAATCTGTCAAAGATTTAAGAGATGAAGTTGAACTATCAGAAAAACGTCTTATGTGTGAGATAAAACAACTTAATGTCAATCTAGGCAATAGAGTAGGTATGCTTGAGAAGTATAGATGGATGATTATAGGTGGTGCAATTATCGTAGGATTGTGGGGTCCTGAGATGATGGAAAGAGGTTGGTTTACCTGGTTAAACTAGCTTGACAATATTGTATATATAGTATATACTAGTTGTTATGAGTGGTTACATTGATTTAGATTATATCAGTAAAATACAGCCTAGATTACAGCAGTTTAAAAAGAAAAGAGATTATCTCTATAATTTTAGATGTCCTGTATGTGGTGACTCTAAAAAGAGTAAGACCAAAGCAAGGGCATATCTTTACAAAGTAAAGACAGAAATGTTTTTTAAATGTCACAATTGTGGTTCAGGCCTCAATTTGGCAAATCTAATTAAACTTGTAGATAGACCTTTATACGATCAATATATTTTAGAAAGATATAAAGGTAATAAACCGTTAGGTGAGACAAATCTATTAGACAAGTTTAAAAACAATACTAAAGAAAAATTAAAATCTACACCCCTAAAAGGTTTAACAAACTTTAGTCAAATTGAAGACACACATCCTGCAAAAAAATATTTGATAAAACGTCAAATACCTGAGCAGTTTTATGATAGATTATTTTATTGCGACAAGTTCCAATCTTATGTAAATAAATTAAGGCCTGGGACTTTTGATGAACTAAATAAATCTTACGAGCATCCTAGATTAATTATACCTTTCTATGATGTTGATGGTGAAGTCTTTGCAATTCAAGGTAGAGCTTTCGGTAAAGAAACACCTAAATATCTTACTTTAAAATTTGATGAAAACAAACAAAAAATATATGGACTTGAACGTGTAAATTTACAAAATAGATTATACATAGTAGAGGGTCCTATTGATAGTTTGTTTATAGATAATTGCCTTGCAGCCGCTGGTGCTGACCTACAACTACCAGTAGAAAAAAAAGACGTGGTGTTTATCTTTGATAACGAGCCAAGAAATAAACAGATTATAGATAGAATGTATAAAGTGGTAGAAAAAGATTACGAATTGGTCATATGGCCAGAAGGACAAGAAGAAAAAGATATTAACGATATGATATTACAAGGCAAGACAAAATCACAAATACAAGACATCATCACAGAAAATACCTATTCAGGTCTATCAGCATTAACTAAATTAAATTCATACAAGCGTTGTTAAGGAGATAACATGGTCACAGGAAACGAGTCTATTAATGTCAATAAACGAAACGGCAGAGGAACAGAAAAATTAGATATAGATAAAATCCATTCAATGGTTGAATACGCTGTAGAAGATATAAAAGGTGTATCTGCTTCACAAATAGAAATGAATAGTGGCCTACAATTCTATGAAGGTATGTCAACAGATGAAATACAACAAATATTAATTAAGTCAGCTGCAGATTTAATAAACTTAAATACACCTAATTACACTTATGTAGCAGCAAGATTATTATTATTCAGTTTAAGAAAACAAATCTTTCATAAACTATGGGATCATCCACACATTTATGACCATGTTAAAAAGACGGTTGAATTAGGAATGTATGATGATGAGATACTAAAGAACTATGATAGAAAAGATTTTGATAGAATGGAGAACTGGATTAATCACAATAGAGATTATGATTTTACTTACGCAGGTTTAAGACAAGTGCTAGACAAATATCTTGTACAAGACCGTAGTGTAAATATGATATATGAAACGCCACAATTTATGTATATGATGATTGCGGCTACTCTATTTGCAAACTACCCAAAAAACAAAAGGATGAGTTATGTTAAAAAATACTATGACGCTATTAGTCAGTTTAAAATCAATATTCCTACTCCTGTTATGGCTGGTGTTAGGACTCCTATGCGCCAGTATGCTAGTTGTGTCCTTGTTGATGTGGACGATACTTTACCTAGTATCTTTAGCAGTGACATGGCTATTGGGCGTTATGTGGCCCAAAGAGCAGGCATCGGAATTAATGCAGGAAGGATCAGAGGTATCAACTCACGGATTAGAGGCGGTGAGGTACAGCATACGGGTGTTATTCCTTTCCTTAAGAAGTTTGAAGCAACGGTTAAATGCTGTACGCAAAATGGAGTCCGAGGAGGATCAGCTACCGTTCACTTCCCTATTTGGCACAAAGAAATAGAAGACATCATTGTCTTAAAAAATAATAAAGGTACTGAAGATAACAGAGTTAGAAAGTTAGATTACTCTATTCAGTTATCTAAATTATTTTATGAACGATTTATCAAAGACGAAGATATAACATTATTTTCACCACATGAAGTACCAGAGTTATATGAGGCTTGGGGTACAGATAAGTTTGATGAGCTGTATGAAAAAGCAGAGAGAAAAACTAGTGTGTGGAAAACAAAAGTAGGTGCTCAGGAGTTATTCTTTGACATACTAAAAGAAAGAGCAGAGACAGGTCGTATCTATATTATGAATATTGACCACTCAAACGACCACTCATCTTTCAAGGATAGAATATTAATGTCTAACCTTTGCCAAGAGATAACACTACCTACTGACCCAATCCAACATATTGATGGCGAAGGTGAAATTGCATTATGTATTTTATCTGCTATCAATGTTGGTAAGATTGACAAGAGAGATGAACTAGAACCTCTATGCGACCTTGCAGTAAGGGCACTAGATGAAATAATAGAACATCAAAAATATCCTATTGTGGCTGCTGAAGTATCTACAAAGGCAAGAAGAAGTTTAGGTATTGGTTATATAGGTCTTGCTCATTATCTTGCAAAAAAAGGTTACAAGTATAATCAAAAACTTGCATGGCGACAAGTAGATAAACTTACAGAGGCATTTCAATATTACCTATTGTGTGCTAGTAATGAACTTGCAAAAGAAAAAGGTAAGTGCGACTATTTTGATAGAACAAAATACTCTGATGGTATCTTACCTATTGATACATATAAGAAAGATGTTGACGAATTAGTTAAAAGAGAACTTACTTATGATTGGGAATGGTTGAGAAAAGAAATTAAGAAACATGGATTAAGACATAGTACACTATCAGCACAAATGCCTAGTGAATCTTCATCTATTGTTTCTAATGCAACTAATGGTATTGAACCACCTAGAGATTATTTAAGTATAAAGAAAAGTAAAAAAGGTCCTTTGAAACAGATAGTACCTGATTATCAAAGACTAAAAAACAATTATACATTATTATGGGATATGCCTAACAACGATGGTTACATAAATGTAGTTTCTGTTATGCAAAAGTATTTTGATCAGGCTATATCAGGTAACTGGTCTTACAATCCTGAACACTTTGAGAATGGTGAAGTACCTATATCAGTTATGGCTCAAGACCTTTTAAACACTTACAAGTATGGTTGGAAGACATCATATTATCAAAATACATACGATAGTAAAAAAGACGAAGACGAACCAGCACATCCAGTAGGTTGGGTTGATGAAACAAAAGAAGATAAACCAAAAGAGGAGGACGAGAATTGTGACTCGTGTACAATATAATGAACTTTGTAGCAAATGTACCATATATAAAATGTTGGGTTAGAAAAGAATATTTACATGATTTAGAAAAAGGTCATGGTGAGTTTGTTGAATGTGTTTTACTTGCCGTTAAATCAATGCAAGGTAGAGCATTAATGTTTGAAGCGTACATGCCAGATTATGGCGCTTGTTTTGATAAGTTTCCTTTATCTGCTTTTGTATGGAAAAAAGATATAAAAGAAGAAGAACAATTATCTTTAGGTCACATATCATTATGGGATGGTTTCTCATATGATATACAGATATGGTCTAAAAGATTATTAAAGAATTGTGATGTACAAGTTATGTTAAAAGGTGGTAAGAAAATGGGTGGTGAATATTTGTTTACCATAGATAGTACCCATAGTGATCCTAATATTATAAATACATCTGTGTCGGAAGTACCTGCTGAACACAAACAACATAATTTTGGTAAACTTGACAATGGGCAATTCTTTGCTCAACCGAATAATAGAATGTTGTGGTTTGAACAATCATTAACGCCTAGAGATTTAAAGACACCTGATTTTCAAGTGTCAACTAGATACTTCTTTAGTGAACAGGAAGAGAAGTGGGCATTTGGTGATAGTAAAGATTATTTCTATAAAGAAAGTAAACGAGAGAAAAACATAAGGAAAAAATGAAAACCGTATTTAACAAAGACAAGAACCAAGACGCAACTAAACAACCCATGTTCTTTGGTGATGATTTATCGGTACAAAGGTATGACACCTTTAAGTACCCTTTGTTTGACAAGTTGACCCAACAACAATTAGGATACTTTTGGCGACCAGAAGAAGTATCTTTACAAAAAGATAGAAACGATTATAGTCAATTATCTGAGGGTCAAAAGTTTATCTTTACATCTAATCTAAAATATCAAACTATGTTAGATAGTGTACAAGGTAGAGGACCATGTCTTGCATTTTTACCTTTTGTTTCTTTACCTGAATTAGAAGGTGCCATTGTTGCATGGGACTTTATGGAAACAATTCATAGTAGAAGTTATACATACATTATTAAAAATTTATATCCAGACCCTAGTGATGTTTTCGATACAATCATTGAAGATCAAAAGATAGAAAAAAGATCAAAGTCTGTGACAGATCAATACGACCATCTAATAAAATTAGGTTACAAATACAAGATGGATCCTAAATCTGTTGACATGTACGAATTAAAGAAAGCATTATGGCTTGCTTTAGTGACGGTTAATATATTAGAGGGTTTAAGATTCTATGTATCATTTGCTTGCTCATTTGCATTTGGTGAACTTAAACTTATGGAAGGTAGTGCAAAGATATTATCTCTAATTGCTAGAGATGAAAGTCAACACCTTGCAATGTCACAAAGAATTATAAACAATTATAGAAGTTATGAAAAAGATAAAGTTATGGACAAGGTAATAAAAGATACCGAAGAAGAAGTTTATAGATTATATGACGAGGCTGTACAAGAAGAAAAAAGATGGGCGACTTATCTATTTTCAAAAGGTAGTATGATAGGTCTATCAGAAAAATTACTACATCAATATGTAGAGTATATTGCTAATAGAAGAATGAGAGCAATAGGATTAGAACCTAAGTATGAACAATCAATCAATACAAATCCACTACCGTGAACTGAACATTGGTTAAACAGCAGGTCATTACAAAACGCACCACAAGAAACAGAAATTGAATCTTATGTGATAGGTGGCGTAAAACAAGATGTAAAGAAAGATCAATTTAAAACTTTTAAGCTATAATGGATAATCAAACAAAACTTAAATGTCACCATTGTGACGCAGAATATAAGATTAAATGGCCAGATGAGGAAATAGAACCTACAACTTGCCCTTTCTGTGGAGCAGAGTCTTTGATAGAAGAAGAAGACGCTGTATTTGATAATGAAGAAGAAAAAGAAGACGATTGGAATTGATTATAGTTTAACTAGTCCTGCTATATGTGTATGTAAAGGACCATTTAAACTAGATAATTGTAAAATATATTATTTAACAAATGTAAAAAAATATGAGGGCGATTTTTATAATGGTAAAATAAATGGCAGACTTCATCTACCCTATACCACCGAGACACAAAGACACGACCAGATTTCAGATTGGGCGATGTCTATTATTGGTACTGCTATTGGTAATATTTTTGTAGAAGGATATTCTTTCGGTAGTAAAGGCCTAGTTTTCAATCTAGCAGAAAACATGGGTACACTCAAACATAAACTATACAAACTCAACAAAAGATTTGAAAGTATTGTACCTGGTCAGGTAAAGAAGAATGCTACAGGTAAAGGTAATGCTGATAAGTTAAAGATGTATGAACAATTTTTAAAAGATACAGATGTTGATTTAATGAAAGAGTTTGATCAATCTAAACTAAACAATCCAGTTACCGATGTAGTTGACGCTTACTATGTTGCAAAGGCAGGTTATGATACAAGGTAAAGCAAGTCAAGTATTCATAAATGGTGACTCTGTTTTAAAAGTATTTGATAAGGCACAGAGTAAAGGATATAGAGGTAGTGGTAAACAATCATATCAGAGAGAAAAAGAATGTCTAAAAAGATTAGAGGGTAATAAACATTTTCCTCAAATAATAAAATGTGATGATGATAAACTAACAATAGAGATGTCATATTGTGGTGAGATATTTCCCTATGATGGTAAAGCAAGGCCAGAACTATTAGAACATGTATGGCAAATATCAGAGGCATTAGATAATGCAAATATAAAGTTATATGGTGGCACACTACAAAAAAATAATCTATTATTACATAACGGTATAATAAAATTAGTTGATTTTGAGTACGCATTACCTGAAGGAAGTAATTTAGAAATAGAGGATGATTTTATTAATCACATAAGAAGACATTGGGATTCAAGTGTGTTTGAAAATAGATTGAAGATATTACTAATTAATGGTACTTTAATGACTAAAAAGAACCGAACTAAATATCCAGAAGAATTAAGAAAGGCTAATAATATGGTAAAGAATGAATGGAATAATTATCAAAAATCAAATGTTGGTAATAGTGCGAAGTGGCGAATAGACAATTTAGATTTAAGACAATATGCAGGTAAAGACAAAACACTAATAGACTTAGGTGCTAATCATGGTGAGTTTAGTGTAGAACTAGCAGATGACTTTCAACATATAACAGCATTAGAACCATTTGTACAAGCGCCAGAGTTGCCAGAGAATGTGACATGGGTGACAAAAGGTTTTAAAGATTATGTCACAGAGTCAACTGATACCTATGACGTTGTATTTTCTTTTGCTATGACAATACAAGTTAGAGATAATGATAAGTTAGATGAAAACGCAATCGCAAATGGTCACTATCATATGACAAAAGATGGTGGCATAATGATTTACGAAACACAAAAGTTAGAGGGTAGACCTTTAAATCAATCTCATGTAGATAAAATGTTATTAGCATTTAGAGAGAAGTATGGACAAGAAATTAAATCAGGTAATGCTAGACAATCAGGTAAAAGATTATATTATATATTTAAAAAATGATTTATTTGTTCTCTACAAAATGGGCTACAGACCAATTCATACAAGGGTTTGCTAGTAAACAAAAGCATAAGTTTTTTACACCATCAGAAAAACCTGGACCTAATAAGAGTATTGCAGCTGATAGATTTTATAGATTTCATTGGCCTG